CGCAGTAACGGTGACCTTCTCGATCGAGAATGCCATCTCTTGGAAGTGGTTGTTAGCGCCATCGCCCAGTGCCTCAGACTCACCAGTGGTCATACCCTGACCAACGTTGTAAGCCGAAGTGGTTGCAGAACCAACAGGGTTCAGAACGGAGGGGTTAGAACCAGACTGAGCACCAGTACCGAAACCAGCAGCAACGTCAGAGAAACCGCCTGTGAGGGACTGGTCGTCGTCCTGACCAGAGAATGCAGTATCAGGCTCGTTGAACAGGGCCTCAGTACCACTCTGGTTGGTGTAACGGGAGCGCATTGCGAAGATGAGTCCAGTAGGACCGCTCATGGGCTGAACGCCAGCCAGGTCATAAGCGACCAGGTTAGGCATTGCGCGTCTGATCAGGGAGATCAGAACGGGGTCGAAACCAGCAACAGGGCCAGCCTCAGCAGCGGAACCAGAGAATCCACCAGTACCAGCGGAGTTGGTGGGGGAAGCTTCTCCGAGGAACTGTGCGTTCTCACGCAGCATGTTCTCTTGGTTCTCGAGCAGAGCAGCGGTTACGTTGCGTCTGTGGGAGTCTTTGATCTTGTCGATGCCGTCTGCATCAAGCAGAGGAGCCCACTTCTCGGTGAGGTGGGTGTAATTGATTTGTTGTTGCATTGTTTGCTTACCTTGTGTTTTAGTTTAAAAAAATCACTTGCTAGAAGATGCGCTATTGAGTGCTTGGAGATAAGCTGCCATGGAAGAAGAAACATGAGTTTCTTGATGGCTTGCTTCTTCGGTTAACTCTTGAGCTACACTTCCTTTCGGAGCACTGGACTTCTGGGCAAAATATGCCTCTTTTAAGGTTGCCAGTTTCTCACGATAGCTTTCTTCACTTTCAAACTCAACACTTTCTGCAAGGGAAGCAAGCTTTTCCTTTTGGGAAACAGCCAAACCTTCTGCAACATTATTCAAGATTGTTTGAGCAGTGGCATCACCCAGACGTTGGTTCAGTGTGATGTTTCTCTCAATCTGCTCGTTGAGTTTTGTCTCCATTTCATCAAGTTTGTCTACCATAGACTCAAGTACATCATATCTATCTTCAGGGATTGATACATAATGTGCTTCAAAAAGCTCTTTCATGCCTTGGAGGAAAGATTCGGTCATTTGAGTCTTAATGCCACGCTCAACAGCAATAGCATTCTCCTCTAACCATTCCTCTGCGACATACTCAAGGTAGGAATCGGTACGCTCGGTGAGTTCAACCTTGATGGCTTCTACTTCCTCAACAAGCTTTGTTTCGTACTGTTCCTGTAGAGATTGGGTTACTTCATCTACTTTAGCTGCCAGAGCAGTTTCAAAAACGAGTTTTGCTTTTGCTCTGAACTCTTCGGAGAGTTCGCTGCCACTCAGGAGGGCATTTACGTCCTCATCAATAGCTGCGTCGATGCTGATTTCTTCTTCTGCCACAACTTCCTCTTCGGTAGTTTCTTCTTCCGCAATTGTATCCTCAGCCGAAGCTTCGGTTTCTTCGCCGTAACCAGTCTTCTTCAGACCAGCTGGCATTGGATCAGCAGCACCCGCACCTTTATTGACTACATCCTTGACCTGTTTGATGGTCTTAGTAGGAGTAGCGAGTTTATTAGAATCATCATCTGGCTTGGAGTTCTCAGGGGTAGGACCACCGAGATCTTCTACAGCACCTGCTTGAGGTACATAATTTGGTGCCTTTGGCATTGCATCGCCAGCAGCGGCGCCAGAATTGACAGCGGTTTTGGATTGCTTAGTGCCTGCTTCCATTTCCTGTAAATCCCCACGAGACATTTGAACTCTCCTTTTAATCGTTGTAGATATCGTAATCTATATTTATTTATAAATTAAAGATTTGACAAAAATGACTGGAACAACTCCAGTTTCATCTCGTCAAGTCTTCCTTGATCCACTAAGTTATTTATAGTTTTCTTAGTTTTTTCGATCTTTTGTTCAACCTGTAACTCCTGTTGGGGCTCAGGTTCTACTACTGCAACCTCATTAACCTGAATGATTTCAGAGGATGGAGTAGATTTTGCTTTGAGGATTCCAGCATCCCAGATCCACTCAACCCCTTCCATGATGCCGTTGACAAATGCATCAGGAGCAGAAGGATCAGCGACGATATCAGCAGCAGTTGCTAACATGAAATCTTCACCTACGACTTTGTAACCTTCCTGTGTATCACGGAGGCTACCCATACCTCTCGAAGAAACTCCGAGAGTTACACCTTCATCCAATAAGGACTTTGCGATGACACCCATTGGAGTGTCAAGCAGTTTTGCTTTACCAATAAAGTTGGTTCCTTCTCTATGAAGGTCAACAATCTTGTGAGAAACTCTATCCAGATTAACCGTTGGTCCATCGGGATGTCCGAGTTCACCAAGGGCACGTCCTTTAGAAATAAACGACTCTGTATATCTCTGAACTTCTCTTTCGAGAATTTCAACAGGATACATACGATTATTTCTATTCTTCAGGTTTCCCTGCAGAAAAACGCCTTCAATAAACATAGACTTCTTACCGTCTTTTTCTTCGATAAGAATCTTTGCTGATTCGATTTCTTCTGTAATGAGTTTCATTTTAAGTAAAGCTTAGTTTTCTTCTTCCTCATCATATTCAGTCTCTACTTCCGCAGTAGGACTCTCAATAGGTTCTTCCTCGGAAGAATCCATTTCGCCTTCGGGTTGTTCAAAATCTTCTTCGTCCGATTGAGGTTCATCCAGATAAGGATTTGGTCCACCGAACATTGAAGCACTTACCGCAGGGGTAACAACCTCAACATTGTCAGAAGCCTTCTGTGTCAAAAGGTCCTTGATTTTGGTATGAATCTCAGCAGGAGACTCATTTCCCACAACCATATTAATTAAATCATCCATAATTATGTAGTGGCTACACCCCTATTTATGTGTTTATTAGATTTCTCCGCCTTGAGGCATCTCTGGAGCCTCTGTTGCAGATCCATCTAACTCGGGTTCATTAATTGGTTCACCCATATCCATTCCCATGGCCGCACCCATCTCAGCTTGTTGTGCTACGACGGGATCCATGATTTTGCCATCTGCGATCTCTCTTTCGATCTCTTTATCCATCTCCTCAATTTCAGTATCAGTGAACTTGAGAATATTTCTTCTCACATAACCAGTAGAGAAATATTTTCCAAGATAAGGTTCAACGGCGCCGACGACTGCCAATCTCTCATTCATCAACTCAGTTTCTTTGAGTTCGGAGAAATGGTTGTCATAAACAAAGTCGTATTGGATATGATCAGAAAGAATCTCCCAATCTTCTGGAGAAACGATATTCTTCAGAATGAGTTGAGTTTTGAGCATGTCATTGAAGACATTTGCAAATCTCTTTCTCATTCTGCCGACGAATTTAGTAAACTTAATTTCGTCTCTAAGAATTTCGGAAGAACGACCAAGATTGAAACCTTCTCCAGATCCAGCAATACGAGACTCGGGAACACCAAGTGCTCTGTATAGTTTCTTCTGGAAATACTCAATGTCAGACAGTTCACCTAAGTTCTGTCCACCAGGAAGAGTTGTGATTTCAGTACCACGACCACCTTCACGACGAGGAAGCCAGAAATCTTCAAGCATACTCATATGCTTGCGATCATCTTTAACTTCCCCAGTCGCTGCGTTATAGACTAACTTATTACGATAACGATTCATCACGTCACGCAGATATTGTTCTGCCTTAATTTTTGGTAGATTACCTACGTCAATATAGAAAATTCTTCTTTCTGGAGCACGAGACAATCTGTAGATAACAAGACTGTCTTCAATCATACGAAGTTGATTGAGTGCCTTAATTGCTTTGTGAAGATAGGAAAGAATGGTTTGTTTGTTTCTATCAACTAAACCAGAGTGGCAGAAAGTGATAGCGTCGGGAGCAATTTTTACTTTCTGTAGTTGATCTTTATATGATGCTTGACCAATTCCACCCAGGTTGTTTTTTGCCTGAGTTGCTTGGGGATCATACAAATAGTACTCTTCGATCTCTGGAGTATCTACAGCTTCTGCTAAACCAGAAGCTCTTCTAATCGCAGAGTTTAAGGAGTTGTCTTGCTTGAGTTTTCTTACAAACTTGATCTTTAGGGGATCAATATATCTAACTTCTTTTAATCCGTCTTCTGGCTTATTGATATCAATTACCTTGTGGTAAAAGACTCTACCATCAACATACCAGTTTCTAAGAATTTCGTGACACTTTTTGTCGAAATCTAAGAGTTCCTTGACTTTAGTGAACTCTTTTCTAATTAATTTCTTTAAAGAATCGGACGCAGGCACGTTCTCCAAATCAATCTGAACTGGAGAATCGTTCTGGTCCGATACAATTGCTTCGTTTATAATGTCTTCAATGGCGCTGTCCACTTCTGGATGCAGCGCCATCTCTCTATAACGTTTGATTAAATCAGCTTCTGATTTGTAAACACCATCGATGTCTACATACTGACCGTAAAAGCCACTTGAAACATAATAGTCAGAGGAGTCTTCATCTGTCTTAGGTACGGGTGAAACAATCCCCTTAGAGTTATCCTTAGACTCGTCCTCTATTTTGAAACCAAATAATTTAGCCATGAATCAAGCAATATGGGCTGTTACCCATATATTTATGAGTTCATGGCTAAAAGGTTTTTTATTAGGAACGCTGAGAGTCTCCTGCTGGTTCAGCTGTCTGTGCTTCAGTACCTAATTGAGTTTTACCTTGTGGGTCAAGGGCATCCCACCACTGAACTTGCAGATCAACGGTGAACTCTTCGATGGTATCGGAGTTGTCGTAAGACAATTCGATTGCACCAACGTTAGTTGGGAAGATACCATGGAACTGATATGCCTTGAGAACAGGTACATTCTCAGAACCAGAAATAGGAACTCCACTTGGGGAGGCGTTTTCTGTGCTCTTGACGGTGTTTCTTCCGAGTTGGAAGACTTTTGCGTCTACCTGATACTGAGCGGGGTTGATGAAACCAGTAGCATTATCATGCTTGTTGATTCCATTCATCCATCTTTCGAATGCATTTCTGATGCCGAAATCGATATCATTGATGACCGTGATGGTCCAGACATCGAATGTTCTGTCACCAGCAATCTTGAGGTTTCTTCCTCTGAAGGGAACCTCAATAACATTGACGTTGGATGCAGGCAGGTTCGCTGCCTTAATCATGAATCTGGTTTTTTCGAGAAGTTGATTGTCACTTCCCCCCTCAACAAAAGAGGGGAAGGCCATTTCAACTTCGAACAGGTTTGGTCTTGCAGCACCACCGATGAGCTTCGATTTGAAATCCTCAATGGTCCTTTGATTGATCTTTGGATGATTGACTGACATTGGAGTTGTCCTCGTTAATTAATTATTGGATTTAAATCAGAGATCAGGCGGCGCCGATCACTTCGTCAAAGCTAACTCCAGTTCTTGTAGCCACGAAGGTGAGACCAATGAAGTTAATCGATCTTGCGGGCTTGACAAAGATGTCTGCCTTGAACTGGTTAGCATCGATGACATCAGG